CAAATGGTATATAGTCAGAGGCCGAAGAGAGATCCGATGAAACGAATCTCTTTTCGTTATTCGGTTCGGTTAAGTCAAAGATGTTGAGAGGTTCCCGACCGTGCAGAGCGTCTCGGGTCGCGCCAAGGTGTTTCAGCATTTCTATGAGGACCTTGTTCATTCCCTGGCCGATTCCGATTAGGTGTGCTTGAGATTTTGTTGCTGCTCGGATTTTCCATCCGCGCGTTGGTACATATACAGGCTCAATTGTTGGGATCTCGTGTCGTATGTAGGCATCTTCGGTTCGTTGGAGTGAGGCGAGACCCATCTCTTCAGTTCGGCGGTGTTCTGCGGCTTTCTCCATCTCTCGTATGTGCTCGGCGATAAATCTTAGGAATTTGTTTTTGGTTGGCAGCCAGTCAGGGATGGATTCCTTGATTGGATCGAGTGCGGCTGGTGCATCCAAGTCGAAACTAAGGTCTGAGTCACTGTCGTCGTCCTTCTTCTTTTCTTTCTTGTCATATGGACCCCAGGCATCCCCTAGTTCGACGGTTGGAACTGACGCTGACGTTGATGAGGATTGTGAGCCAGTAAGTCCGGCTGGCTGAATTGTCGGTGTTGTATGTTGGTCGCCGGCTTGGTCCTCAGTGTCAGACTCGATCACAGGAGGGGGTGGGATTTTAGTAACTGGGTCAATATAGACTAGAATCTCATCACTTGAAGCGCTTAGGAGGTCCTTGATGAGGTCTGGGTCCATCAAGGCTAGTAGATTGAAGGCTGCTTTGACCCTATAGAGGCGAACTAGTCGCGTTAGGGCAGCTTCAGTACCTCCTTCCTTCCTGGTGGCTTCAAGACAGGCGTTTTTCGAAGGAACGTTGTCGATAGTCGGGTAGGTCGACCGACCGTTCAAGAGTGCTTCTTCATGGTATCGATTGCTGATTCGGAAAGCGAACTCTTCAAGGTCTTCGCGGAATGGTTTGTAGGATAAGAGGTTGGGCTTGGTTATAGTCGTTAGGCGTTTGATATGCTCATCCTCGGCCTTTTCGAAGAAGTTGAATTCTTGCCTGTCTGTCTCCGTCAATTCGAATTTGTGTTCCTGGTGCTTCTTGACAAATCTCTCAATGCTTTTATCAACTATTGTCGTGATGAAGGGCACG